ACGCTATGACCAAAGAAAGAGACTGTATCAAGTCGCTTGGGCTTTCATTGAATCACATGGCTTGCTTTCTAAGGCGTGTTGAGCATTGGCAAAACGGGCAAATGGATGTTGATTTGGTATATGCAACTTTCCATCATTTGCTGGCGCTTTCCTATGAGCAAGAGGCGATTGAGTTGGGTTTAGAGTCAAAAGAAATGCACAAGTTTATGTGTGAGTTTTATGGGAAAGACTTGATATGACACAAGATGAAATCAAAGCAATAAAAGACCTAATTTCAGCAACAAAAGAAGTGATTGCAAGAACAGAAGGAAAATTTTTTGGTTTGGAGTATGACCATTTTTGTTTTATGGAAGCACGAGGCGCAATAAATCAGGCTCAAAAAGTATTGGCAAATGATGCGTTAGAAAAAAAAGCAGCGAACGCAAAAGAACTTGGTTTGGAGTATTAAATGACACAAGATGAAATCATTGAGATGGCTAGACAGGCTGGTTTACTAGGAGGCCCTGTATTTGCCCAAGGACTTGAACGCTTTGCCAAACTGGTAGCAGAAAAGGTGGCTGATGGTGTTTCCAAACACGCAGAGACGCACAGGCTGGATGACATTGAAATAGCTGTGGCTGCAGAGCGTGAAGCGTGTGCAAAGGTGTGTGAAGAACTAGTGATTGAAGTTGTTGGTAATTCTGCTTTAGCGGTTGACCAATGCGCTAGAACAATCCGAGCGAGGTGTCAGCAATGAGAAAGTCTGACTATCTTTGGTTAGCTGAAAGATGTTTTTTGTATATGCAACATCCTCATTGCGGCAAACCTTCATTTTGGGAACCAAGAATGTATGAACATCTTTTTCTTTGGGCTGGGTGGAAACCATGAAAAAACGTTGCAAGCGCAAGATTTGGTCAACCCAGATCAATCCCATCCAACACGCAATAGCTGGCGCAACTATCACAGACGAAGCAAGCCTGAACAAACTAAGATTGGCTGAACTTTCCTCACTTGAGGCTATGCGAACAGGAAAAGGAACGCTAGAGGATTGGCGTTATCTCGTTGATATGCTGAACATCTGCCAGACATTCGTGCGTCATGGAATCGGAATAGAGGCTAAAGCAGACTGCGACAAGGCACAAGAAAGCCTCTATAACGCTGCAAAACGCTACGAAAAGACCAAGAAGATGGGATTAGATGGGCAAGGAATCGGAGCGCTCCAAGAGGTTCATGCCTGGCACGATCTCCAGCGGACAAGCGTTGCAAGATCGGTCTATGAGGACATGATTGAAAAGACTCGGAACTACATCCGAAGCAAAGGGAAGGAAGTGGTGGAAGTGTGATTCCAAAATTCAAATATTTCCGCAGCAAGCAACATCTGAAAAACGTTGCCTCGCTGGAGTGCCAAAACTGCGGTGTAGACAACCACACCCAAGCGGCACACTCAAATTGGGCTGAACACGGCAAGGGCAGGGCTATCAAGGCGTCTGACGAATTTACCGCTGCTCTATGTGTTCGTTGCCACTTTCAGATTGACCAAGGCACGATTCTGAGCAAAGAGCAAAGACGAGAACTGTGGGAGAAGGCTTGGAGAAAGACTGTTGCTGAATTACAACAATCAGGAAAGTGGCCTTCTGAGGTTAAAATTGACTCGCTGGTGAGTTGAGCAGTTGCCAGCCTTGGGCGGTTTACGGACTGCCTTTTTTTTCGTAAAATGCCTAAAACCCTGAAAGGCTTATATGAGTGGACTTTTAGCGCCCGCTGCTGAAATCAAAATTGAGATTGAAGAAATTGAGGCAGAAAAGCCTGTGATTGAAGGTCTGACAGCAGAATCAAACGCAAAAACCCGTGACACATTGGTCGAGACTCAGATGCTCGGCCCTGTCAAGGTTGACGCTCCAAACACCGAGTTCTGGCGTGGTCTGGCAAATGTCTGGCGTATTTCCCCAGACCAAGCCAAGCGCCGCCTGTGTGCAAACTGCGAATATTTTGATGACCAACCAGAAACTCTGGAAGCGATGGAAGTCGTTCCCCAAGACGAGTTTGATGCTGATGGCGGTGGTCGTGGTTACTGCCACAAGTTTGAATTTATCTGCCACAACCTGCGAGTCTGCAAGGCTTGGGAAAAGGCTCCTGTTATGAAAGAGGCTGAATATGAAGATGACTAAAGCTGGAGCCAAGAAAGTTGGCAAAGTAATGGGCGAATACAAGGCTGGAACGCTTCATTCTGGCAAGGGGGGCCCAATCGTCAAGAATCCCAAGCAGGGCATTGCTATCGCTTTGAGCGAAGCCAAAAAAGTGATGAAGAAGAAAAAATGAAGGGTCTTTACGCCAACATTCACGCCAAGCGTGAGCGTATCGCAAGGCAAAAGGCCGCTGGAAAGACTCCAGAACGGATGAGAAAGCCTGGTACAAAAGGCGCTCCCACGGCTAAAGCCTTCAAAGAAGCCGCCAAAACAGCCAAAAAGTGATTCCAAAGACGCTTCACTTTGTTTGGGTCGGTGACGAGTCCAAGCGCCCAGATCATTGCATTGACACTTGGAGAACTCTGAATCCTGATTACGAAGTCAGAATTTGGGGCAATGATGATCTAAAAAACACACGCTGGTTTAACGCCAAGCACATTCAGGAAATGGCTCGCCATGAGCTTTGTGGCGTTGCCGACCTGATGCGGTATGAAATCCTCTACAACGAAGGTGGAATCACGCTAGACGCTGATTCTGTCTGCATCGCTCCCTTAGAAGATTGGCTACTCAAGCCTGATGCTTTTGCCCATTGGGAACAAGAGTTAACCCGCCCAGGACTAATTAACGTCAGCGTGATGGGGTCGGTCAAGGAAAACCCGTTCTTTGGTCAATGTATTGAGGAAATCCGACAAAAAGAAACAGTCACAGACTTGAGAGCTTGGCAAACAACGGGCCCAATGCTGATAACCGAGGTTTACAATAAAACAGGTTATCCTCTGACCATATATCCGAGTCATTTCTTCACAAGAGATCACTTTTCAGGCTATCGGTACGAGGGTAACGGGCATTGTTTCTCTACCCAATTCTGGGGAAGTACTGTTGGCTATGAAAGGGCTAAAGAGTGGAAGATTTAATCGAAAACCGTGATGGATGGTGGTGGCCCAAGTCTGATGTTGAGGCTTGGAAGTGGATTCCACGTGAGATGCAAGCCATTCCTGAGTTGGTTAAGTGGGTTCCTACTCGAAATCTGGTAATTCATGCTGGCGGGAATTGTGGGGTTTGGTCAAAGATTTACGCCGAGCTTTTTACTAAGGTTGTGACTTTTGAGCCTGATGACGTTAACTTTGAGTGTTTCAAGAGAAACGTCAGCAATGAAAACGTGGAGATTTACAAGGCTGGACTGTCTGATAAGGCTGGTTTTTGTCGGATGGTTGAGGGTGATGGCGAGGCTAATGCTGGTGCGCTTCAGATTGAGGAAGCCGAAGAAGGCATCCCCATGATGACGATTGACAGCCTGAACTTAGACCCTGACCTTCTCCAGTTGGACGTTGAGGGCTTTGAGGAAAACGCTTTGAAGGGTGCAAGAAAGACCATCATGCGGGCCCGACCGATCATCATCATTGAGCAAAAGCGCCTCGGAAAAAATGGTATGTCAGACCCTGAAATCGCTATAATGATTCAACGCATGGGCTATCACTTTGCGGAGCGAGTCTGGTCTGATAACGTCTTTATTCCCGTGGAACTGTTATGAAACGAGGCAACGAATCATTCTCTGGGTACAACAAGCCTAAGAGAACACCAAATCACCCAACCAAGAGCCATGCGGTTCTTGCGAAGGAAGGTGACGAGGTGAAACTGATTCGTTTTGGTCAGCAAGGCGTGACAGGTAGCCCACCAAAGAAAGGCGAAAGCGAAGCTGATAAAGCCCGCAGAAAGTCTTTTAAGGCTCGCCATGCTGATAACATCGCTAAGGGAAAAATGAGCGCCGCTTACTGGTCAGATAAGGTTAAGTGGTAAGAAAATAGTAAACACCAACGAGCCGAAAGGAATTGGTAAATGGATAGAAAACTGGTGTGGCGCAAAGTCACAGATTTGATTCCTTACGCAAGGAACTCCCGCACACATTCTGACGAACAAGTTGCTCAGATAGCTGCAAGCATAAAAGAGTTTGGCTGGACTAACCCAATCCTTACCGATGGGGACAATGGCATTATTGCTGGCCACGGAAGGTTAGCCGCCGCCAGAAAGTTGGGGCATGAAGAAGTCCCAACGATTGAACTGGTCGGGCTGACAGAAACACAAAAGAAGGCTTACATCATTGCCGACAACCGCCTGGCGCTTAACGCAGGGTGGGACAATGAAATGCTCACGATTGAGCTGAACGACCTGATGGCAGACGGGTTTGCCTTAGAAATCCTTGGATTTGACCCAAAAGAGTTGAACGCCCTGCTTGAGCCTGAAGTGGTGGAAGGCTTGACCGATGAGGATGCCGTTCCTGACGCCCCAGAAGAGCCAAAGACAAAGCCTGGTGATATCTATCAGCTTGGCAAACACAGATTAATGTGTGGCGATTCATGCAGTACAAATGACATGGAAAAGCTATGTGATGGACAGCTTGTGGATATGTGGCTGACCGATCCTCCTTATAACGTTGCTTACGAAGGCAAAACAAAAGATGCCTTAACCATTCAAAACGACAGCATGGGAGACGATCAATTTCGTCAATTCTTGCGGGATGCTTATGTAACGGCAGATTTGGTAATGAAGCCAGGCGCTGTTTTTTATATTTGGCATGCCGATTCAGAAGGATATAACTTTAGAGGTGCTGCACAAGATGCTGGTTGGAAAGTGCGCCAATGCCTGATTTGGAAGAAGTCCACTATGGTTATGGGTCGGCAAGACTATCATTGGAAACATGAGCCTTGTCTATACGGCTGGAAAGAAGGTGCAGGTCACCTTTGGGCAACAGATCGCAAGCAAACAACTATCTTGGAGTTTGATAAACCATCAAGGAATGGCGAACATCCAACAATGAAACCTGTTGCTTTGTTTGAATACCAAATGCTTAATAACACTAAGGGTGGCGATATTGTGTTGGATTCGTTTGGTGGTAGCGGAACAACACTATTGGCGGCAGAAAAGCATGGTCGTTATGCCCGAATTATGGAATTAGACCCCAAATACTGCGATGTAATCGTAAAGCGATGGGAAGATTTCACAGGAAAAAAGGCTCAATTACTGACAATTTCGGAGTTAGAAAATGCCTGAATCAAAAAAGATGGGCAGACCGGCCCATAAGGTCACAGACGCTAACAAAATCCTATGCCGTACCTTGTCTGCTGTTGGCATCCCGCACGAGGATATAGCATCAAAGATCGGCATCAGCGCAGACACTTTGGTGAAATACTACAAAGAGGACTTGGATAACGGCAGGATTGACGCTAACGCCAGCATTGGGCAAACGCTATTCCAGCAGGCTAAGAACGGGAACACCGCTGCTGCTATCTTCTGGCTAAAGACCAGGGCAAGATGGCGTGAGACACAAACCCATGAAATTACTGGTGCTGAAGGCGGGCCAATCACTATCCAATGGGCACAATAACTATTCCATATTCGCCAAGGGAGCACCAGCTTAAGGTTCACAAACTCCTCGAGGCGCAGCGCTTTACTGTCGTTGTGGCTCATCGAAGGTTTGGAAAGACCGTTGCTGCGCTGAACCACATCATTAAAGATGCAATCCTGAATCAAAGGGAAAACCCTAGATATGCTTATATTGCCCCAACCTACGGACAAGCCAAGCGGGTTGCTTGGGATTACCTTCTCAAATACACACTCCCAATCGGAGCCACCCCAAACATTGCTGAACTCCGAATTGACTTCTGGGGCAGGCGAATCCAACTCTACGGCTCAGACAACCCAGACAGCCTACGAGGACAATATTTCGATGGGGTTGTTATTGACGAAGTTGGCGACCAAAACCCAGTAATTTGGACTGACATCATCCGACCAGCCTTATCTGATCGCCTTGGATGGTGTCTTTTTATCGGAACACCAAAGGGTCACAACCACTTTAAGGACTTGCGAGACAGGGCTGAAAAAGAGGCTGATTGGGGGCTTTTGGAGTTCAAGGCCAGCCAGACGGGTGTAATCGCTCAGTCCGAACTGGATGCTGCCAAGGATGAGATGGGAGAAGATAAGTATCTCCAAGAGTTTGAGTGCTCATTCAATGCCGCTGTGGAAGGGTCTTACTACGGACAACTTCTGAATGAGCTTGAGGCAAAGAACCATATTCAGGAAATCCCCAGAGATGACATTTGCCGCACAGTAACGGCATGGGATTTGGGAATGGGAGACTCTACGGCTATCTGGGTGGCTCAACTGGCAGGCTCAGAGGTCAGGCTCATCGACTACTACGAAAACAATGGTGTCGGGCTGGATAAATATGTCCATTGGCTGCGGGATAACGACTACGACAAAGCCGAGCATATCCTGCCCCATGACGTTCAGGTAAGGGAATTGGGGTCTGGAAAGAGCCGACTTGAGATGCTGCAAGAGGCTGGACTCAATATCCGAGTTGCGAACAGGATGAGCGTAGACGATGGGATTCAGGCTGTGCGCCGCCTTCTACCGAGATGTTGGTTTAATGTTCCTGCCGTGAATATCGGGTTGGACTGCCTGAGAAACTACCGCCGTGAGTATGACGAAAAGCGCAAAGTCTTTTATGACCGACCTCTACATGATTGGTCTAGCCACGGCTCTGATGCCTTCCGATACCTGGCAATCGGATTAAACGAATCCTCATCCTCATGGGATAAGCCTCTTAACCAACAAAGAAAGTGGATAGTCTAATGTTTTTACTTAAACAGGGTGATATTGCCGACAAGCGCCGAATTGACGCTCTTGAGCGAAGAATTGATTTGCTTGAAAATGTGGTAAAAGCGCTACAATCTGAGCAACGCCCAAAGATGGGCAGACCACCGAAGGTAAAAGATGAGCCAAGAGAAACTGAAGGCAATAATCGAATCGGAGATTGATAACTCCATCGGTTTTATCGAAACCGAAACCACTCAACAGCGTACTGATGCACTTCAGGCGTACTTGCGCCAACCCTATGGGAACGAGGTCGAAGGCAAGTCTCAGATCGTAACTGGCGAAGTTGCTGAAGCTGTTGATGGCGCTTTGCCGCCTTTGGTGCGAATCTTCTCCTCAAGTGATGAAGTTGTGCGCTTTGATGCTCGGGGCCCACAAGACGAGGCTGGTGCGAAGCAGGCTACTGAATACTGTAATTGGGTATTCATGCGTGACAACGATGGCCTCATCATCATGCACGACTGGTTTAAGGATGCGCTACTCCAAAAGGTTGGCGTGGTCAAAGCCTATTGGGAAGACAAAGAGGATGTAACTAAAGAAAAGTATCGTGACCTGTCTGACGATGAGTTGGCGATGCTTTTGTCCGATGAAACGATGGAAATCGTGGAAAAGGATGTGGTTGAGAACGAACTGAAAGACCCATTGGGGAATACAGTTCTTGACCAAATGGGCAAGCCTGTGATGTATACCTCGAACAGCGTCACAGTCCAAAAGAAAAAGAAATCAGGCCATGTGGTCGTTGAGAACATTCCACCCGAGGAATTTCTCATCTCCAAGCGAGCCAAGCGCAGCCCGTCTGATGCGCCTTTCGTTGCTCACCGCCGTCTGATTACCCGTAGCGACTTGATCGCAATGGGGTTTGACAAGGATATTGTTAACGGTCTTCAGGCTTCTGAATCGCTTACTTTCTCTCCTGAGTATCTGGCCCGTGTCAGCCCTGGTGAGAATCCTGACGATGGAATCTCGATTGACGAGGCAATGCAGACCGTTGAGGTCTTTGAGTGCTATGTGCGAGCCGACATTGATGGTGACGGAATCGCTGAACTGCGCCAAGTGTTCTACGCTTCAAACGAGATTCTGAGCGATGAGGAAACCGACTACATTCCTTTCCACTCGCTCTGCCCTATTCCTACCCCACACAAGTTCTTTGGCGAATCTATGGCAGATCGCACAATGGACATTCAGTTAATCAAAACAACTCTGACTCGT